ATTACAGGGAGGAGGTCAGGGTACAAAAGTATGCTGACGGTTCATTCTCAGAGAATACTGATCTGTTTACGCCGGCGGGGCCGCTGGCGGGGCCGCCTTCTTCGAGAACCAAGAAGGACAGCACTTCTTCACCTCAGCCAGTGCAACGTTCGCAACCTTCCCGAGCTCAGCCTTCACGAGCTTGACAGCCTCGACGACGTAGGGGAGAGTCACGTCGCACCACCCAACAAGCTGAGTCTTCTGCTCATCGGACAGGGGAGACTCGCGAATAGCCTTCTTGACTTCATCCACAATGAACTTCGCCTTGTCCTCGTCCGAGCGGTCGGCCAGGATCTCTACTTCGGCGATCTTCTGAATGACAAACTTCAAGAGGTCAGACTTGTTCGCGAAGTCAACGACGGCAGCCTTGGCCACCGCCACGACATCCGTAACAGCGGGAGCAGGGGCTGGGGCTGGGGCGGTGACGACCTCAGGAGCAGGAGGAGCATCTGACATCGTCTTGTGTTTAATTTTAGGTCTTACAAAACTTTTGATAGAATAACTCATGGAGATCTCTGATATTGTTTACCTCGCATTTTCGACGGTTATGGTTGTTGTTGTCCTGCACATCGGAGTCTTCTGGATTGCCAGGGTCGTCCAGCCCCCCAAGCCAAAGGTCGTGTACGTCGATCGCACGCCCCTCCCGGCAATCATACCGCCCGATTCGACCCCCATTCCAGCTCCTCCTCCCCCTCAGATCGTACTTCCTCCCCGAGTCGAGCCTCCTACCCAGCAGCCTTCCCAGACTTCGCAGACACTGAACGTCCCGACGTACGCCGCTCTTCCCCTGCCCATGGTGCAGTCCAACAAGCCGGATGCCCAGCTTCCCCCACCGATCGAGACCCGGGAAGTCGATAAGGTCGGGTGGTCAGGCGGCAAGAGTTAACGAGTGATTTTGACAGTTCCAGACCTGGTATACAATGAACCGTCTGAAGAGTTTGTACGGATGGGATCCGGTCATGCGTATGACCCGTCAAGGGACAGTGACGGCGTCCAGCACATATAAGGTTCCACAAACAACCGGAATGCCAGGATGGCTTTGTCTGACCCGCGACGATTCATCGAAGCCAATTGCGTTCTGGGTACAGCGAAAGGACAATGCTACTCCACAAGTTTTCAGAGTTGTATGGGACGAAAGGTGTTTTGAAGATACGATTCTGCGTGTCGAATACACCTCCACACATGTGTACATTGCAGATGTGTGGATGTGGAATGGAACCCAGATGTTCAAGACCAAGTCATTTGAACAGAGGGCTAAGTTTCTGAAGGCAGCATTTGAGGCTACGTATACTCCATGCCCAGAGTTTGAGACAAAGGCGGTATCGCTGCGGGAGAACGCGACCGAGATTCGGGGACACGAGTACTATTCGGATGCCCATGGTGAAAAGGGTATCTTCATCGAATCCAAGCCGGATGTTTCTGACAAGTACGAGATCATCGCAACAGATATTCCTGATGTGTACAAGGTTGCGGATGTAGGATACCTTCGTGTCAGAACGATGGCTCTTTCAAAACAGTTGAGAGCGTTGGGCAGGGTGTTTACCCTAGAGTGCGTTCAGAATGAAGACGGGACATGGACCCCCAGAATCTAGTCTCTGTCCAATACAAATGGTTCGTAAGCACACAAAGAAGACAGCCGGACGCCGCCACCGCCGCCGGACTGTGAAGCGTGGAGGAGGCTACGGCTTCGGAGGATCTCTCCTCTCGAACGTCGGAGGCCCGAATGCCGGAAACCCACAGTGGAATTACAATATGGGAAGCGACTGCGGTGCCGATCTCCAGGGGCGTGGCGGTAATAACAACATGTCGGGTGGTCGTCGCCGGCGTAAGACGGTCGCTGGTCGCCGTCGTCGTACCTACCGCGGAGGATCGAACCAGGTTGTGAATAACAATTCGATCTTGGCTCTCCAGCAGCCTCGCACCGGATACACGTTCAACGGGTCTGGCGTCGCTGGAACCGCGGACACTGTTCCCGTTGGAAGCCCAGTATATCAGGTTGTTTAAATTCTACTCTAGTATCAATGAAGGCAAACGTGGACACTGCTATTGCATCTCTACTTTTGTTGGTGACTATCGTCTTCCTTGTTCAGCGTCGGCTGGGATACCTTGCCGTATGGCTCGTGCTCATAACCGTCGTCATCGGATACGGCGTTCGCATGCCGCTCGTGGCAGCAGTAACGCTGGGTATTGCTACGGTCGCTGGAGTCGTTCTGATTTCCGGCCAGGCTCTGAAGGAGAACTACGAGAACCCTACGGAGAGCGACGAAAAGAAAGAGCAGAAGAAGTTGAAGAAGGAGGACTCGGAGAAGAATGAGCCGGAGCCGCACTCCGACTCCAAGTCGTCCAAGATCGAGGATTCGCATCTGGACGCAGGGACCACGGTTCTTCATGCCTTCCAGAAGCTGAACCCCGAGCAGGTTCTGCAAATGCGTGACGATACAAAGGAGCTGATGGACACACAGAAGCAGCTCGTGGAGACGCTCTCGTCCCTGGGACCTCAGGTCCAGCAGGGAGCAGAGCTCATCAAGAGTTTCCAGGGGATGTTCGGCGGAAACTTAACCGAGGTTCTGAAGCAGTGAGACGGCTGCCGCATACTTGAAATACTGGTGATTGGGATCGGATGAATTGATTTTAATAAGTGGAAGTCCAAGACCGTAGGTCAGGATCTTCCAAGTCAGAAGGGTTGTGCCGAGATGGTAGTGTTCTACCACGTCGCTCCAGCCCGTGAATGTATTCCAGAGAACTTGCAGGGAGGATATGGCGTAGAAGATGATGGATAAAGTTGTAGTCTCCAGAGTCCCCCCGAAGTACACAAATAGAGCAGGGAAGAAGAAGTAGCATCCCCAGAAAAGAACGTGCCCAATCGGCTGGATAAAGAGGTTGGCGTACACTGTCAGATGATCCATAAACTGTGCGGGTCGAATTCGCTTGTCGATCTCCATGTACTTCCACACCACTTCTGCGTGATTCGGATGATCAATCATCTTTCGTAGACTCGGTGGTAGGGGCTGCGTCATCTCCTCCTCCTCCAATTAGAATACCCTCGGTAGGAAATTCCACCTGGTCAAACGTCTTGGGGTTCAAGTACACCCACTTCTCCGCCGGGCAGCCTACCACCGAACGAAGAATCGGCGTAGTTACACGGTTTCCCGAAACCACAAGGTGATTCAGGGTATCCGTGCAGTCCACCACCTTGCCGCTTTCGCCGATGTAGCCAACAAACAACCAGGGTACTACTGCCGACTCAAAGACGTCCTCGAGCAAGTACCCCCGACCCGCCTCGTTCGTCCACTGAATCACGGTCTTGTGATCCTGGTGAAGTCCATGAACCTTGCGGATATGATGGAGAACAACGTCCGCACCGACCCGGTTAAGTTCGTGGTAATCTGAAGCATAATGCGAAACCCCCGTGTCGAGGTTCGTCGCCTGCCACGTCATCGTCTCGTAGATTACAGATCGACGAGCATAGCAACGCTCTACCGCCGCGTACACACGTACGAGTCCGTAAATAAAGTAGTCCAACGCTTCCAGTGCCACCGCCTTCATTTTCTAGTATAACTGACCAATGTGTAAATTAGAATGTGTGCGTGAACACGAGGCGATCAATCTCCAGGCCCATAGCGATGGACGTAGCAAGGGCAGTGATGATGAATGGAGCAGCCATGATGAACCACGCAACGATTCCGAGGTCAAGGCGGCACAGGAGATCCAGGATGAACACCGTGGCACCGCCAAACAGGAGCTTGGTGCCTGCAGTGATGAAGGCAAAGTCGGCAACGTCGAATCCCAGCTGGATGGCGAGGAAGAGAGCATACAGGAGAGCCGGGGGACAGAGGTTCTCGATGAATTTCATTTTGAGCCTTTATGTAGTATACATAAAATATGACGACTACCCCGGAGAAGATTCAAATGGTTGTGGACTATTCTGGAGCCACCCAGGACGATGCTAAGGCGATGCTTATCAAACAGAATGGAGACGTTATCTCTGCTCTGGTAGAGTTGGCAATCACTCCTCCAATTTCTGGAACTAAGTATATTCCCCCAACTCCGAAAATTGATGACGGTCATGACGACGAAACTCGGGAGCGAATTCGGCAGGGGCGGCTGATGGCCGAGATGCTCAACGCCTCACCGCGAAACGACCTCCGCGGAAAGGCAACCCATTACCCGCCGCGACTGGCATCCGAATCTGAAGGGAAGCCCCCGGCTGCTGCTTTGCCATAATCTGAGCCTTTCCGTTCAAATCTGCGGGAGGAGGGTAAGTGTTCGCATAATCAATAAGTTTCCGCTCAACCGTTGTGATATCGCTGAAAACGTCCATCTCATACGTCCGGTCATATGCTTTCTTAGAATAGGATGCATACGTCTCGGGGTCATCAAGAGCCTTCACGGCATTTTCCCAATCGTCTATCGTGTCGTACGAGCACGCGAACTGAGTATCCTTGATCCACTCGCACATTCCCTCGGTAGACCCAGACGGACGAGCCCGTACATGGATCCGACGAGCATAATACGCGTACGCTGAAGGACGGTACGAATATCGTCCTGGATATTGATCCACTCGATATTATGAATATTCTCAGGGACATTGATCTTGTTGTAGTAGGGACGAACCCCCAGGAACTTCTTATCGGGGAACCGACGAGCAAGCTCGATAAAGATTCCAAGACCCTTCATGACGTTGGCGTTCACGATGGTAATGCAGTCGCCGGTCGGAAGAGTTCCGCGTTCCTGGAACTTCAGTTCGTTCTCGAGCATCATGGGGCGTATACTCTCAATATGCTTGAACGCAGGAGACAGCGGTATGGTATTCACAACGTGCTCCTTGATGTGGTCTGAAATCACCCAGAGTATCTCAGTCCACTTACCCAGACGAGTGTAATCGCGAACACTCTCGGTATCTTCTCCAAAATGCATTGTAACAAGCATCGGCTTTTGGAAGCGTTCGTTGAGCTTCCGAACAAGCTTAAGGAACGGAAAGTGGGGGGAACACCAGATATTCCCACCATTGAGTTCGGACTCCGACATGGTGTAGTGCTTCCACGGGATACCGCGATATAGGCCCTGCTTTCCGTTCACAGGCTTGCCCATCGTCACAAAGTTCACTGAATGTCCGCGACGTTGTAGTTCCTTCGCCATAGCAACGTCGTGAAAATACGCTCCACAGGGGTCGGGCATGAACTGTGCAAAGAACACAACCCGCATCTATCTATATTTATTTACTCGTAGACGGCTTTCTGACGAACAAGACGCGTGGGGTCTCCGCCGCGAGCCCACGACTGGACGAAATTGTTGACATCCTTCATTTCTTCCCGGACGCTCGGGATGAGGGGGTCAAACTGCTGTGGGAAGAACTTGTCAGAGACCGTGGAGCACTCCTTGCGGGTGCGGATAGAGGCACTCTGTTGTAGGTAGCTCTCCGTGTCCTTGTTGTAGACGGGTGCACCTCCTCCCATGTTTGGGGGGGTGGCCCAGGGGCGAGCAAAGGTCTGCTGGTGTCCCTTGAGACGCTGCGTCCCCGGGTCGCCGAGGGCTAGGCGAGAGTAGAGATCCACGTCGCATCCACCGGCCGCCGTGTTTCCGAAGTTGCCCGTGTAATTCATCGTGACGAAGGCAGAGGCAAAGTCGGCAACGGGGTCAAAATTCTGGCAGGGTTCCGGCGGAGGGCGGGCAGTAGTGAGGTAGTACTCCTGCTGCCCCTGGTTATCGCGGGCGTCGTAGTTCTGCTGTACCGTATCGTTCTTCTGACGAGTCGGGGCATAAAACCACTGCTGCGGGTTATTTGTCTGCGGTTCCTGGGACGTCATGCTTATTCTTTAAAACGGATAAACTTTCTGGGCTTCCTTCTTTAGCATCAACAATATGTCTGTTCTTTCTCCCTGTGATTGGATTGAGCACGATGAATACGGAAAGTATGTGATTGATATCTATGGACGCACGGATGAGGGGTATTCAGCTCTTCTGAGGGTGCGGGGATTCAAGCCTTATTTCTATGTGGCATCCGAGTACGACTTTGCGACTGAAGAGCACGGAATCTCGAAGATCAAGGTGACCCATCTGGAGAAGTATGACGTGTTCGCTGGTTTCCAGAATTTCCAGGCATTGAAGGTTCAGAAGGTCGAGGTGGAGTCCATGAAGGATTTCCGGACGGCCACAAAGGTTGCGAAGGATGCCCGGGATGATGGGAAGCACATCTACACGGTCTACGAGGCCAACCTTCCTCCACTCCTGCGGTTCTACCACGATTACGAGATTGCTCCTGCGTCCCCGGTGACCTTTGTAGCGGGCCCCAAAATCAAGGGGCTGGAGAAGGCGTGGTACGTGGAGGTCTCCAACATCAAGAGCAAGCTGAGTGCGGATACTCCCCTGAAGGTGGCAGCGTATGATATTGAGTGTATGTCCGAGAGCGGTCAGTTCCCAGTCCCCGAGAAGGATCCGGTGATCCAGATCGGGATCACGACTCGGTGGTCGAATGCTATGACCAAATCTATTGCCCGCAAGGTCTTTGTGTGGCCGAGCGTAGACAAGTCGGATGATCCATCTGTGGAGTTCCGGGGCTATCCTACCGAGGCGGATATGATTGAGGGGTTCATGGAGTATGTCCAGCAGGAGGATCCCGATATCATCTGCGGATACAATACCTACGGCTTTGATGACAAGTTCTTGGCCACTCGGGCCCGTGTTTGCGGTATGAAACTCAATCTGGCCCGAGGTCAGATCTGGGGCGAGATTCTCCAGAAGAAGACGTTTGACCTGGCATCGGGGAAGTACGAGGTCGAGTACTTGAAAACCCCAGGTCGTCTGACGATTGATCTCCTGCTGTCGATGC